TGCTGCCAGCTCTCCCGCTCGAGCATCAGCCCGTGCGAGCAAGTCGGAGAGCACCATTGCGGCGCGGCGGGCTGCCTCGCCTCGAGCGGCAACGGCGGGATCCGCGCCGGGGCAACCGACGGTGGCGGCGAGTTTGCCGGCTTCGTCGTGCAGCCGCTGGCCAGCAGCATCAGCCCCAGCAGCAGCGCCTTCAGCGATCGTTTTTTGTTCCTGAGCATGCGCCCTCACCTCTTCATGTGCCGCGGTGCGGCGCTGTTCCTCTTCCCGGGCGCCGCGCTCGCCCAGCACCTCGGCCAGGCGATCGCCGCTGTCTCGCTGTGCAGATGTCGCGACAGCCTCGGCGCGCTCCACTGATCGCCCATGCTGGTAGACGAGCCAGTACGACCCGACGGCTGCCAGTAGCGCGACAACCCGAACACCCCAGCTGCTCACGCAGCCTCCAGGAACAGATCACGCTCAGCGGCGCGGCGGCGGACCAGACCCGGCAGCACCTTGCCACCCGCCTTGTTCCAGCGCGGGAACTGCTCAGCGGCGGCGGCATAGTCGCCAGCATTGAGCATCCGGCGCAGAGTGGACGACTCGAGGTTCGCCGCGCCCAGGTTGTAGGTGAAGCTGATAAGTGCGTCCCACTGGTTCTGGTTCAGCGGCACCGTTACCAGGCGCTGCACCTCCGGCTCGAACCGCTGCACGTCGTTCAGTAGCATCCGCTCGGCCTGCTCCTTGCTGATCGACATGCCGGCCTTCACACCCCGGGTGGTGCCGTGGCCGATAGTCCAGACGCCGACGGCATCCTGATAGGCCTGCAGGCGCAGGCCTTCGAACGACTTGACGAGGCTCAAGCCGCGTTGCGATGTACGCATTGGATATTCTCCAGGTAAGAAAATGCCCCGACTGTGCGGGGCTTCATTGGGTTTGTTCGGCGATCCAGGGCGGCGCGACAGGCCGGTGCTCGATCTCGGGGAATTGCTGGGACTGGGGCCAGTCGCGCAGGGCCTGCATGTATACCAGCAGCGCCGCGAACTGCTCCGCCGTCAGCGATGTGTCGGTGCCGATCTCCTGCTGGTCGCGGTGACGCTCGCGCAGCCAGATAGCCGCCTGAAGCGCCCCATCACGCCATTGTCGTTCGAAGGCTGCAACCTCTTCCGAGCTTGGCCGCGGCGGGTCAGTGAGCACCGGATAGCCGTCCTCGTTCGCCGTAATCCGCTTGCCACTGCTCTCTCCTTCCAGCAGCTCCGCGTGCTCCTCGTTGCTGATCTCGACCACATCCACCGGCATGCAGCAATCAGGGTTCGCTATCAGCTTGCCGCGCGCATCTTCGATCAGGCGCAGCCCGTGCACTTCTTCGTCGTAAAAGCCGCCGGTGCCGGGGCTGTAGAACTTCTTCATAACAACTCCTGTTTAGTAGCCGATAGCAAACCAGTACGCGTTCGGGATTTGAGCCGCGTATGACCTGAGCACAAAATTTTGCGGGCTGACATTCGACACCATGATTTCGTAGTCATCAGGGGCAGCCGTAATGATGCTGGGGAAGACCCCGAGTACCGTATTCGGGAACGAAACGGGGAATGTAACCGTTGTGCCTGCAGCCGGCACTGGAGCGATGTTCCCCCATTGCAGAACCAGGCCGCCCATCCACGCAGGAAGTTTGACGTAGCCGTTAGGCGCTTTGCTTATCGCAAACCCATTCAACAACTTCAGCGGGGAGATCAGCACATCATCGCGAACGCCCCCATTCACATCACCATGCGAAGCAATACTGAGCGCCGAGAGGGCGTGCTGTGGTCGTGAGGACGGTAGAGGACTACTACGCGCAGTTGTGCGCGCTGCTGCCACCGGGGCCGGCCTGGGATCGTGAGTTCAACCCAGGCGTCGACCAGGTGCTGCAGGCGGCGGCTCAGGAACTAGCCACCGAGGATCGCCGCGCCGCCGACCTGCTGGCCGAGAGCGAACCCGCCACCGTGCGCGAGCTGGTTCCCGACTGGGAGCGGGTCATGCAGCTACCCGACCCCTGCTTGGGCGATACGCCGGCGTTTGCTGACCGGCAACTGGCCGTGCGCCGCCGCCTGCTGGAGGTGGGCGGGCAGACGCCGGCGTACTTCGTGGAGCTGGCCTTTTCGCTGGGCTACCGCAATGCCCGCGTGGTCGAGCACCGGGCGCCGCGCTTCGGTCGGTCGCGCTTCGGCTCGGCCCGCTTCGGCACCTGGGGCGCGCAATTCATGTGGACCCTGGAGACGGGGCCGCGCCTGGCTCAGGGTAGCCGCTTCGGATTCAGTCACTGGGGTCAGACCTTCGGCGGTGCCGCCAACGGCGCGCTGGAGTGCCTGGTCAGCCGCGCCGCCCCCGCGCACACCCTCGAAACCATTACCTACGGATAACGCGATATGGACTACCCGAAACGCATTCCCAACGTCGGCCTGGTCGGCGGCAAATTCGTTGACGAAAACGTCAGCACGGGCCTGCCTGGCTCGCTGATCCCGTCAGCCTGGGGCAACGCTGTTACCGACGAGTTGTTGGCTGTGATCAAGGCCGCAGGCCTCACCCCCAGCGAGGACAATAATGCACAACTGGTGCAGGCGATTAAGGAACTCGCAGACAATGACGAAAAATCCGGCGTAGTGCCGGGTGATTACCGAAAGGTCAGTGTCGATGAATTGGGCCGTGTGACAGCGGGGAGCAATCCTACAACGCTGGCCGGTTACGGCATCACGGATGCCTATACACAGGCTCAGGTGAACAACTTGCTTACCGGCAAAGCCGACAAGGCGACAACGCTGGGCGGCTACGGGATCACCGATGTTTACACACAGGCTCAGGTGAACAACCTGCTCACCGGCAAAGCCGCCAAGGCGACAACGCTTGTTGGTTACGGCATCACGGATGCCTATACACAGGCTCAGGTGAACAATTTGCTCATCGGCAAAGCGGCCCAGGCATCCACGCTGAGTGGCTACGGCATTACCGATGCTTACACGCAAACCCAAGTAAACAATTTACTGGCCGGCAAAGCAGCCCAGGCAACCACGCTGGGCGGCTACGGTATTACCGATGCCTACACGCAAACCCAAGTAAACAATTTACTGGCTGGTAAAGCGACCAAAGCCACCACGCTTGCCGGTTACGGCATCACTGACACCCCCATAGGTCAGCAGCTCATTAGCGGCCGCCTGCACGTCGCCGGCGGGGCTGATGACCTTGTGATCGCGCTCGCCCGTGGCGCCGCTGATAGCCTCGGCAATGTGGGTGGCCAGCAGCGTGGCGCCCAGCTCCGATTCACGGTTGTGCAGGTCTATCAGGGCCGCTTCCACGGCACGGCGTACCGCGCTGCTGTCCGGGGTGACCGACAGCTGGTACTGCACCGGCTTCTCTGCCGGCGGCAACACGTACACCTCGGCCGTGACGGGCCGCTCCTGCTCGATGTAGGCGGCCACGGCGGCGATGGCTTCGGCGTTCGGAATGATGTCGATATCGCCATCGCGCACGAAGAACACCCCCACCGTGCCCGGCCCCACCCAGCGCCGCACCACCCAGGCCCGGGTCACCCCCGCCACCTCCAGCGCCCAGGTCTCGTAATCGCTCTTGCTTCCGCCGTGGGCAATGACCCGGTACGAACGGATCACCCGAGCGCGTAGCGCCTCGATACTCTCCTGCTCGGTGCCGCCGGTCAGACCCGGCGCCGTCACAGTGAACGTGTCATTGACGCCCAGCACTGGCGAAACCAGGCGCAGCTGGGTGCCGGCGGGCGTGTTGCCCAGCTCGCCCGGCTCCAGGGCCTCGACCTGGGCGACGCCGTCGGTGCCGGTCAACTTGACCGAAGCCCGCACCCTGAACAGCACCTGGTCATCGCGCTGCAGCAGCGTGCCGGCATCGAGCAGCGCCGAGGCGGCGCCGGTGAAGGTGGCCGCCCCGCTCGCCTTCACGGCCTCCAAGCGCCCCCGCTTAAGCCGCGCCTGGGCCATGCGCAGCAGGGTTTCGTCGTCGGCCGTGTCGGGCAGGATCTGGTCGGCAATGTAGCGCTGATGGCCGTAGCGGCCGGACGACGCCGCGCCGAGCACGCGGGCCAGCACCTCGGCGTCAGAACGGACCAGGGCGCTCCCGCCGGCCAAGTCGGCCTGTGCCCTCGCCACCAGGGCGGGCAGTGTTGGGATTTCAAACGGCATTGATCACCTGCCACAGGTTGTCTAGTTGAACATCGATCACCGGGCCGTCGCGCAGGCCCACCCGCACCTGCATGTCGAGGCGGTCGACCTTGCGCGACGCCGTTACCGTAACGGCGCTCACCCGATCGTCATCCACCGCCCACTGCAGGGCCTCGCGGGCGAACGCCTCGGCCGTGCGCACCGTGTCGTCGGTCAGCGTGCGCCGGCGCAGCTGCCACAGGCGTGAGCCAATCCGGTCATTTGCCAGGGTCGGGAACGTATCGCCCCACCAGCCGTAGCTGGCCATGTCCTAACTCACTTCGAGGCCCGCCCTCCTTTGAGCACGATGAACGGGTTTTCTGGTTTCTCCGGCCCGCCACTGCCCATCAGGCGCGCACGACTGGCCGGGTCCAGCCCGAGGGCTGCCCCGAAGCTGGCCACTTGGCGTAGCGCCTCGTTGATCACAGTGCAGGCGGGGTTCTTCTTGAGCACGCCCTTGGCGTCCACGACGGTGATGCCCTTGCTGGCCACTTCTTCCTCGGCCAGCCGCCACCGCTCGTACGCGGCGCAGAAGACCGCCAGGTTGTGGGTATCGGTGCGGGTCATGATCCCGGTCTGGGTCAACCAAGGGGCGATGGTTCCCCACATTTCAACGGCCCATTCCCCCAGCCACTCCGGGGCGTCTGGTATTTCCGCCAGCGGCGCCGGCGCGGGGCCGTCCTTCTTGAGTTTTCGCTTGCCGGGGTTGCCCTGCAGCAGCTTGAGGGCGGTAGGTTTCGCGGGTCGCCCCATCGTTCAGGCCTCCCGATTTTCTGGAATGCGATTTTTTTTAATTTCGCGGGTGTGTGAAAAAGGCTGGGCGCTCGGTGAGGAGAGACGAAAGCTGTAGAGATTTCGCCCCGCCCCCTTTTTGTAGGATTTTTGACCGATTTTCGACGATAGATCGTGTCAAGATCGGTTCCGCGCCGCCGCTGCTTCGCGCTGCGTCTTTCGGCGGTGACATTCCGTATTTATAGCCTGCAGGTTGTCGAAATCGTCCGTTCCACCGCGACTTTTCGGTATTTTATGGTCGACTTCTGTTGCGGTTAACCGTCTTCCCTTGCACTCCTCGCACTGACAAAGGTGACGGTCACGCTTGAGTACTGTCTTGGCTAGCTTACGCCACTTCCAATCGTAACCACGCTGTTCAGCAGTACCGCGATTTGAACTGCTCCATCCAATCGCGAGCGATGCATGAACAGTGCAGTAGCCGTGCTTGCTGCCCGTTTTACCTGGACACATCGGCGAGCGGCAGGGCCGCTTAGACTGAGGCGGCATGCACTACTCCTCAGCCTGCAGCCCGGCACGCTTAGCTAGGAACTGGGTGTATAGCCCGCCTGCTACGTCCGCACCAATTACAGCGATAACAATTCCAAGTCCAGCAGCCAGATAGAGATTGTTCCACGCAGCTAGTGCGAGTAGCAGAGTTGCCATACCCAACAGACCCGATGCGAGAAACCGCAGTGCGACCCGTTGGAGTATTTGGCGCAAACCAAGATTTGTTCCTGATGCCCTCAACATTTCACCCGAAAGCCCAGCCATGCTTAGCAGCACCAACAGCCAAAGGGGGACGTCGGCTAGCGCTTGGTGCTCATTGTTCATCTGTAATCCTCAGCGGCTACGGACTCCAAACGCCAGCATTCATCTACAGCAACGAGCAAATTTTGGAGTCGAAAACGATAAAGCCCTGCGCGGTGGCAGGGCTTGCAGAAGGGTTTCCAAAGGCCGATTGTGAGTCGAGCTATGGAAGGTGTCGCGCTGCGGTGACAGCAACACACGCTGCTATAAAATCAGATCTATTCCGTGCGGAAAAGGTCTATTTCAGGCTCAGCCAACAATTGTCGGCAAACTGCAGTCGTTAACTTGGGACTCGTCAAAATCAAGCAGCGCGACATCTCGCAGGTAGGAGATTATTTCGCTACGAGTCAAATTTTCCGGCCCAGAGCTCGCAAAAACGTATTGCTGCCAGAACCCATTGACTTTCCTAGATCGCACTGTGAAACCCTTTTCCACGAACCACGAGCCAGGATCATCACAAGAGACGGAAGAAAGGGTGTTGAAAGGCTTGAGGTCCAAGTGCTCCTCCAGCCTCGAGTTGAACTTGACCCGTACCACCTTGGCTGGCACGTCTGTAGTGAGCTGCACCCAATGGATAAGCCTACCTGCTCGAAGGCAAAGCTCATCCGCTCTCGCTCTCATGAGTTTCGTGTCATCTGCCAGGATTGCATCTACGAGCTCCTCACCCTGCCCTTGCTCCAGACCATACAAGCTGCACAGATATTCGTGATCACCCACAATAGTCTCCTTTAGATTCAAAAAAACAACGGGGCAATCCCGTAGATGCAATGGGGTTGCTGACTGAGCCGGCCCGCCCCTACAAACTGGCCCCTAGCGATTATGCCACCTGGCGCTTCTCATCTATTGAGCAGTCAATCCAGGCAGCACCGGCTCTAGCAAGCTCCCTGGCTTTCCCTTCGCTAATTCCATAGTGTTTTCCAACACGCACCATTGGCCACTTCATTCCGTAGTACAACCAAATGATATCTCCCATCTGCTGATCTCGACGAGTGAGTTTCGCGACGGCCGAATCCACGGCAAGCGCCCAGTCATCAGTGATGCAATAACTCTTACTCGTAGATGGTTGCGGTAAAGCCTGACGCATCAAGGCAAGTGACGGGGAGACGCAACCGGGAATTCCAGCTCCATCTATTCGCCACCATCCCCACTGCTCCAATAGATATTCGGTATCACCTAAGGGCCTACCTGCTGGCTTTCGAATCATCATGCTCTCAATCCCCTGTGTAGTTGCTGCCACCGGCGCCCAGCCGGTTGCCTTCCTGATAGCCAGCCTCCGGCCCGCCGGCCTGAGGTCTTTTCAACTGCTCGATCTGCCGTGTCGCGGCCTGCAGCCTCATGCTGAGCTGGGTCACCAATTCAGTCAGGGGCAGAACCTCGCCCGTTGCGGCCGCTACCCAGCCGGAGGCGTTGCAGCGGTCGCAAGACAGGTCGTAGAACACGCCCTTGGTGACCGCTCTCCCACGGCATTCAGGGCACCGAGCCAGATCGATCACCGGCTTCTTGAGGGCCGGTCCGTGGCTCTTTTTCATGCTTTCGAATCCTCGCTAATTACAAATTCGGTAAGGTTGCTCGAAGCCACGGCAGTCGTGGGCTGTGGCGAATTCTGCGAAATTTCAAATAAGGCCTCGGTAAGGCCGTGGATGGCACCAAAGCCGATGCCGTCTAACCAGGCGTGCCACTTCTCCAGGGCTGCCCGGCGCTGCTGCATGGCTTGGGTGTGGATGTATGTGCTGGCGATCTTGCCCAGCGTGTGGTTCAGCAGCATCTCGCCGATGTGGCCGTCGATGCCGAGGTCGGTCCAGGTGCTGCGCGACACCTTGCGCAGGTCATGGCTGGTCCAGGCGCCCTGCCCCAACCGGGTGAACACCATGCTGGCCTGGGTCTCGCTCATCGACAGGCCGCGACGGTTCGGGAACAGGTACACGCCCTCATAACCTTGGGACTGCTGAATGGCCCGGTAGCGGACCAGCAGCGCCTTGAGCTGGGCGGTCAGAGGCAATCGGTGCTCGGTGCGAGTCTTGGTGTTCGCCGCTGGGATGAACCACTCGGCCGCCGCTAGGGAGATATCCGCCCAGCGCGCCATGCGGGTCTCGCCAATCCGCGTGCCGTGAGCCAGCATCATCACCGCCAACATGGCGTCACCCGGGGTCGCCTTGAAGGCCTGGGCCAGCTGCTGCACCAGCTCGGGCAACTGCACGTCACGCAAGCGCGCTGCCTTGGGCAGGATCTTGGCCTTGGTGAAGTCGTTGAAGCGCATCCCGGCCATGGGGTTATGGTCGATCAGGCCGAGCTGCCGGGCCTGGCGGAAGGCGGTCAGCAGCAGCACGAACATCTGCCGCAGATAGGACAGCGACACCTCGGCCTGGCATGGCCACATCAGCTGCTTGTCCAGGGTGTCAGCGCTCACTTCGACCAGGGGCAGGTCATCCAGGCGTGGCTTCAGGTGCTGGGCGATGGCCGACCGGGCGCCGGCCTTGCGCTTGGCCGACAGCGAGCGGTCGCGGGCCATGCGGTCGCCGTACCAGTCGAGCAGCTGGCCCACGGTGACCATCCCCGAAGCAATCGGCGCAATGGCCGGACTGCGCAGCAGGCGTCGACGTAGCGCAGGTAGCTCGGCCAGCACCGCCGACACGCCCATGCGTTTTATTGAGGTAATGGAAACAGTAAAGCGAACCGGCATTTCTCACCCCACAGATTAACGGAGGTGCCGTATGGCGATGGAGCAGGCAGAGCGCGACCGGCGCCGGCGCGAGAAGGCCGAGCGATTGCAGGAAGAAGATCTGCGCTTGAGGGTCCGACCAGGGACTAAACAGGCCTTGCTCGAATTGATGAAGTGGGCCGGGATCGAAGAACAGGGCGAGGCGATGACGCTGATGATTCATCACCTGCATGGGCTTGGCCCGGGCGGCGCACCGCCCCTCCTAACACCTCCGCGCCACGAAATCACGGTGTCACCGTCTGTGGCGCGGAAGCTTGAGAACTTCCGTAAAATCGAAGCTATTCGAGAATGTAGAGAGGTGTAGCGCTCGCTGCGTTCCACCTATAGTTCTGCACCAAGGTCAGCCTGGATGCGAGCTGCTACCGAAGGCGCCCAATCCTGGCCAGTTATCTGAAGCTTCGAGCGCTTCTTGCTTACGATGTGAATTTTATAGCTATCTGAAACTCTCCCTGGCGGAGTGATGAACAGTCCAACGACCTCACCCCAGGTGGCTAGGCCAGCAGGGGCCTCAGACTTGATCACCCCTGCAGACTTGTTGATCTCGACGATCGCCAAATTGGTGCTCATTGCACTCACCGACGATTTCCAGACCTCCGCATAGGGCTTGTTAGCCACTTCGAGGGTTATCCCACCATCAGAGGCCTCCAATCCTCCTATCGTAGAACACGCGGATGTACC